ACCAGATAAATCATTTGTACTATTGGTGCTACTATCTTCATAAATAAAATAAACATTTGAATAATTACTATCTACTGGTTGACTAACTGAACTTATATATTCACTAGAGTTTCTAACAGTATTAGTTAAATTTGTAATTCCAGAACTATCTTGAAATACATCAAAGGAAGCCGAGTTAGTATTAGACGCATTAAGATTTTCTTGTGTGTGTACTCTTAATCCTAATGTAGAAATATCATTGATAATTTTATTATCATCAAATGTACTAGCATATTGAGATACACTAGAGTTACTTATTCTTGCATCTGCAAAAGTACCAGATGTTATTTTAGATGCAGATAAGTTAGGTATATCTGCTTCTGTAAATCCACCACTTATTAAGTTTGCAAGATCTCTAGCTTTAGTCATAGGATTAAACTCCTACAAGTATGTTTGCTTCTTCTTCTGTTAATGCTTCTCCAGCTATAAGTTTAGCTTTAGCACTAGCTTTTAAATCTATTTTGTTTTGTGCTTCATTATTTAATTGAGTTTCAGCTTCACTATATTTTGCTTCAATTTCTGCATTTGGAATTGGTGTTTCGTTATTATGCCAATCAATAGAATTAATATCGTTATTTACAATACTAACTTGTGCATTTGGTCTGATTAACTGAATTGCTCTCATAATTATTTTATTTGTTGACATATTATGCTCCTATTTCCATAGCTGCTAAATTAACTGAAGAACCTTCACCAAAATTCCAGCTATCACCACTTACTCTAATTCGTAGTTGATAAGTAACTGCTGAAGTTGTGTTTGGACTATCTAAATATACTGCTCCACCCATAGCAACTCTGTGTGCAGACGAATATTGCATATTAGTAAATCCTACACTAGAGTTTCCTAAATTACTGCTATCTCTGTAAATAGTCCAATATGCGTTAGAACCAGTTCCTTCACCACCACCAAAGTTTGCTATAAGCAAAACCTTGCTTGATGTTGCTGAAGGTGTAAAACTAAAACTTGGTATGCCACCAGTATTTACAAAAGACGTTGAACTTGAATTGACATTAGTTTCAGTTGAAGCAGCAACTACTTGTAAAACTTTACCACCAGCAACAGCTCCAAATTCTAAAGCATTTCCAGCAGCATTAACTTTTACTGCTTGACCTGCAGAACCTAAAGATAAACCAGCGTTCCATATACCACCAGAACCAGCAGCAAATTGATTCCAATAAGTTGCATTTGTTGGTGCATTACCTGTTGTAGCTTGTTTAGCTATGTAAGCGTTACCATTTGTTGAATAATAAACTACATCATTTTTAACGTATGCAGTTCCAGAAGCGTAATCGCCTTTATGTGTAAATGTCAGATTACCTATGTTAATTGTAGCCATATATCTCCTTTTTATATATTATATTAAAATTCTTAATACGCACATTATACTGTTGCAATTAAGTCCCCATCACTTAATGAGAATGTAAATCCAGATGCTGCAAATATTACATCATCAAATCCTGCATATGTACTTGCAGAAATACTATCTTGTCCTTGATTAGTTGTTGTTACTTGTACATTGTTATTTACAGGTGCAGGTGTATTAGCTGTTCCACCCATACCGCTATGACTTGTACAATAATAATAAAGTTGTGGAGCAGACGCAGGAACTACAAATGTTAATGTATTAGCTGAGCTATCTCTTGTAACTCCAGTTGTATATTCACTTCCTCCACCATGTGATCCATCAGATGTAGTTGATAATGCAAATGGGTGAGATCCAGGATAAGTAAATACATAAGTGTTACCTTCTACTAATTCTAAAGTTTTTTGTGGTACACCTAAAATATGAAATCTATTAGCTCCTGCATAAGATGCCGAAGTAACTGTATAAGCTATTGTAGATGCTATAAAAGATAAATTAAATCCATATACTTCTGCTGAAGATGCATTTGCAAATTCTAATCCATTAGCAGCTGCGTTTACAACAAGAGCTTGTCCTGCTGATCCTAATGTTCCAACACCAGTACCACCTCTAGCTGTTGGTAATATTCCAGATGTAATAGAACTTGCTGCTATAGATGCAACATTAAATGTTCCAAATCCAACAATGTCTACTACGTCACCATTTGTTAAAGCAGAAGCAAATACTACCGAATTACCAGAAGTAATTGTAATATCTGAGCTTGACATACGAACTCCATTAACAAACACGTCAGCAAATCCTGCATCATATGCAAGTGTATTTCCATTTGCGTCAGCTCCAGAAACTGTAGTTGGAGTACCTGTTATATTGTATGTAAATCTAGCAGAAGTACCATTAATTGTAGATCCTGCTGCTGCCCAACCAGAAGACTTGTAAACTTTTAATTCATTTTGACTTGTATCAAAGTATAAATCACCAACGTCATTTGAGCTTGTTGGTGCTGAAGATGCTACTCTATATCTTTCTGCAAAAGATGTAGCTCCAGATAATCCACCTGTACTAATTGCTGTACCTACAAGATTAACATTAGTTATATTTGTAGAAACTGTATCAATAGAAGTTTGTTGTGAGCTAGTAGGTGTTAGTTGTTTCCATTGTGTATTACCTAAGTCATACACTTTCATTACATTATCTGTAGTATTAAAATATAAAGCACCATCTGCAAGTGCATCACCATCATTATCTGTGCCAGGATCACTAGCTTTAGATCCTAAGAAATCATCATCAAATGTATCTAGTGCTGCTTCAGCTGCGTTTTTAGCATTTTCTGCTGAAGATGCCGAAGACGCTGCTGCTGTTGCCGAATTAGCTGCATTTGTTGCCGAAGTAGATGCATTAGCTTCTGCTGTAAGTAATCCAGATGCATCAACAGAAAACTCTAAACCTGTACCTCCAGCATTTGCAGATAATACTTTACCTGCAACCATATCTGGAAACGTAAGGTTAAATGAAGAAGAAGAAGTAGTATTAACTCTTGGAGATAATTTTAAATCTCTTTCAAGTTGTTGAGCCATAGCTATAATTTTATCTAGCTCAGTATTTAAAGAATCAATTTGAAAAGCTCCAGAAGTAGGAAAGTCTGTAGTTCTTTCTATAGCTACTTCTCTAACTATTGTAATAACATCATTAACTGTAGCTCCAGGACTACCTAATGTAATAGATCCACCACCAGATACACCAGCTCCTGTAACAGAATATTGTGTTGCATTACTTGGTGATGCATTAAAAGTTAATTGTGAAGTACCATTAAATACTTGTAAATCAGCATTTGCAAAAAATGCAAAAGGAACAGTAAAGCTAGTCTGCCCTCCTGTTGCTGTATATTGTATACGTGGTTCTGTATCAGAAATTGTAATTGCCATTATCGAAGTCCTTTTTCTATGTCGTCAAACAACCAATCTAGATACCATACGTTCTGAAATGGAATTAATCTACGCACATTACGTGCTGTATAATGATTATATTTGTTAGCTCCAACATCATACATAATATCAAATATGTTATATATTTGTGATGCTGATGGACCAAGTAAACCTACTTTAGATTTCATAGATGATCCATATGGTAAACCTTCTCCTAATAATGGTCTAAGACCAATTCTATTATCTGTTAATGCTTCTATAGATCTATTTACATCTACATAAATACCACCAAGTCCAGATCTATCAAAAGCAGCTAATAGTTTTTCAGTTAATGATTTTTTAGAATAATCTTTACCAAATCTTAATTCTGTATAAACAGCATCTACTAACATACCTGTACCCATTAGTAATATAGATCCAAATAAAAAATCCATATCTCGTTCTTGCATACCTCTTAACAACATACGTTGTGTTGCAGCCATAGCAAATTTTTTAAATTGTACTATTGTACTTGCAAGTTCATAGTTCATAAATAATGGAGTATCTCCTTTACCTGGAGTTACGATTGTTAAATTTATATCTTTATTAAGTGCTGCACCAAATGCTTGTTTGGCTGCATCATCAGTCCATTCAGCACTATTAGCCATAAAATTATATTTTAATTTAGTTCCATGTAATTCAAACTCTCTAGCTATTTTTTTAGCCATCTGTTCATCAATACCAGATGCTGCTAGTTTAGTTTTATTTTTATCTGATAATGTACCTTTACCCCATTTTACTGAGTCTTCTAATATTCTAGAACCTATAGTTACAGATGCAGCACTTTTCATAAACTCAGTCCATCTAGACATTAAGTTAATATACATAAAGTTAAAGTTTGCTGCTTTACCCA